CGCCTTCGACACGCCAGCCGACAGCCCGGCGCTCGAGGCGGTGAAGATCGCGGAGACCTTGCCGATGCCTGCCATGTCAGATTCCTTGGGCTTCCATCTGGGCCGCGAAGAACGGGATCCGTCGCAGCTGGGCTTTGAGCTCCTCTTCGGTCTGGACCGGAGAGCGGTAGCTCGGCAGGAACTTCTCCTCGAAGTCAGGCTCGACCTTGGCCCCCTGGGCCGCCGCCGTCACCGCGGCCAATTTCCCCGACCTCGCCCATTCGTCACCGAACGGCTCGACGCGCCAAAAGGCCATCCACCATTTCAGCTGTCGGAGCGTGATCTGCTTCGACAGCGTTTCGACATCCCACTCTCCACACGCCAGGGCCAGCCTCCCGAGGAACAGCGTCAGGGGCTGGCCGCGGATTTTTCCGCCTGGTCCTCGATCTCCTTGTCGTCGACCTTGAGCAGCTCGATCCCGGCCTTCCAGACCTCGAGGAGCCCGTCGGGCTTCCACGCTGCCAGGGTCGGGACGTCGGCATCGGTGAACAGCCGCTTCCCCGCTTCGTCGCACAGGAGCAGACAGGCCACCTTCGCGCGCCACGGGGCCGGCAGGCCCTTGTTGGCCTCACAGAACATCGCCCACTCGTCATAGGCCTGGGCAGTCGGATCCAGGAGGAAGACATCCCCGCCCCACGCGGCGACATGGAGCCGCGTCGGGGGGGCAGTCCTGTTTGCCTCGAGGCCGAGGAGATCTTCTCGCGTGAGCATCGTTACCCCATGAACTGGAACTGGTAGGAGCCTTGGATCAATTCACCGGCAGAGCCGACACGCTGGACGCTCGCCAGTTGGGCAGGCCAGCTGGTCGTCGTGCCGGCGATCGTGAACGACAGCGTGGCCGAGAGGCCGATGTCGGAGCGGGCGAAGGGGGGGTTCCCCCAGCACCGGAAAGAGATCGAGCCGGGCTCGATCATGGTGATCTCGACTTGCCGGATCACCCGCGTGTTTCCACCACTGCCGACGATCGTGGCGGTGGAGCCAGTGGTGTCAGTCGGGGACGCGGCGGCGTAGCCTTCGTCGAATCCGATCAGGCCACCGAGCGCTACCCCGTTAAAGGAAACGGAGACGTTTTGGGCGGATGGGATCGCGGGCATCACCGACCTCCAGATCAGCCAGAGATCTTGAAGGTGGCCGTTCCCCTGACGAACTCACCGGCCGCCCCACCCTCTTCGACATCCGTACAGAAGGCGTTGCCGGTGATCGCCAGACCGGAGCAGGAGATCGCGTACTTCGTGCCCTTGGTCGGCGGGTTCTTCCCGAAGTATTCCAGGCTGATTTCGTCGCCGTCCTTGAGTGGCTCGGCCTGATAAATCCGCAGCGAGTCGGCGGCCTGGGAGCAGTCGGAAACATCGACGAGCGGGCGGGATTCCTTCCGCTTGATGTTCGTGGCGCGGAACTCGATGGAGTTGAACGTAAAGGTCAAACCCTGCATCGTGTCGATAGTGGCCGGCGAAACGGGCATTGGTCACTCCTGCCAGCGGATGAAGATTTGAAGCTCGATCACGAAGTAGGACGGCAGATCCTGGCCATCGGTGAGATAGACCGCGGTGCCGTCTCGATCACTTGCAACGTGAACGTGGTCGATAATGGCCCCCTGCCCCGTGCCGGTGAAGTTCTGGACTGCGCCGACGATCGCGTCGGCCACAGTCCTGGCCGATGTCCAGGTGGCCCCGCACACCTCGAGCGCGAAAGTCCCCTCCGCAAGCCCGGTCAGGCCGCTGGTCTGGAGGGGCCGCTCGGTCGATTCGCGGGAGTAGACGCAGAACGGCAGGGCCGCGGATTCCGACACGGCCACCGGCCAGGCCAGAGCCCCGGCGGCGGTCTCGATCGTCGTCTTCAGCCATGCCTCGGGACTGCTCATTCAGCCTCCCCGGCCGGATCGGCCTCGATCACGCCAGCGGCCAGGAGCTCGGCCAGCGTGGCGGCATCAACGAAGAGGGCATCGCCGGGAACGTAGGGGCCCCAGGGGGCGGTGAATCGGACGAGGATCGTTTCCATGATGGATCTCCGGGGGGTCAGCGGGCGGCGCGGCGGGCGGCTTCTTGGGTGGCTCGCTCGAGGCTCACACCCATTTCAATTTCCATGTTCGACAGGATGCCTGACCGCTTGGCGGCGAGCGTGTCGCGCAACATATGTTTCGGGGGCATGGTCCCGGTGGAGCCCTGGCCAGCGCTGAAGGAGTTGCCCCGGATTCCCTTCCGGCGGCGCGGCTTGCTGCCGGCCTCGACGAGGACGGAATGATCCCCCTTCTGGTTCTTTTTCTTGCCCTTCCGGCTGAAGCCCACGATCCCCATGGCGGTCCCGCGGAAAGCCTCGTTGGCCCCGCGGGAGACTTTGGTGCCGAACTTCACGACGGTGATGACCGATCGCCGTAGGTTGCCGGTTTTTCCGCGGGGTGTCGCGGCCTTGAGCGCCGGCGTGAATGGCTTGATCGATCGCCGGATCGCGGCCTTGAGGTGCTTCCGGGCCACCGATCCTGGGAGCCTGGCATAGGCGCGGATCAGGTCATCAATGTCGCGGTTCGACTTCTCGGAGAAGAAGGCGGAGAAGAACAGCCCGGGGGCGCTCATGTCTTCTTCTCCGAAGCCTGGATGGTCTGCTCCGGGTCGGCGTCATCCCCGACGACCGAGGACACCACCAGGATCCGACCGAGCCGACTTTCCCACACGATCCGGGATGAACCGTCGAGGCCCGGGACCGATGGCACCACGATCATGTAGGAGGCCTGCCCGGATGTCTGGCCCTGGTCTTGGGACTCGCTGTAGCCGATCTGCTCGATGGAGCCACGGCGGCGGGCGATCTTCACCCAGGAGATCGACGACACCTCGCCCACGGCGTTCCGCGTCTCGACGGGCCGCTCGAAACGGAAGGTGTGCGTCTTGTTGCCGGCGGCGCTGCGGTCACCCATCAGTAAGCCCCCGTGATGGAGATCGACGCCAGGAGCGTCTCGATGCCCATGGGGAGCTCGTTGGCGATCGTGCCGGTGACCACGCCTTCCCGGTTCTTGAAGCCGTGGGCCACGAACAGCAGGATCACAGACTCGGCGGCGGGCTCGATCCGGCCGCCAGCGGGGGGCCCTGCCCAGAATGTGACGACCAAGGGGGAGTCGTCATCGAACGTCGGCCAGGTGGTGAACCTGATCACCGCCGGGGTCGAGTCGGAGTCGATGGAGTAGGTGGCTGGATTGACGGCCACCCCGCCCACGGTGATCGCCAGCGGATGTGTCCCATCCACCAGGAGCGGCGGGAGCGGGATACGGAGCTCGTCCCGGTGGTGGTAATGCTGGTGGTAGAGCCCATGGTGGTGGCCATGGTTGTCGAGGTCACCGACGATGGTGGCGCGGAACTGCCGGGTTGCCAGCGTCGTCCCGAGGCGCTGCTCCACCAGCCGGCGGCCGGTGGAGATCAGTCTCAGCAGGAGAGCGTCGTCGTCGGACTGCTCCGGGAGTAAGCCGACCTGGCCCTTCGCTGCCGCCAGCGACACGGGCTCGACCTCAGGCTCGGAGAGTTGCTTCAGGGAGCGGAGCTTCAGCATGGGGCCCCCTGGTCACTTCGTGGCGCGTTGGACATTCTTCGCGGGACGGGCATCGGCTCGCTCGATGACGGGCTCGGCGGGCTCGGGGGCGGCAACGAACGTGGCCAGGCCGCTGTCGACGAGGTGGCGGGCCATCCCCTCGGGAAACGGAACGACAGCCCCGGCGGCGTGGTCCCCGTACTCCTGGCGAAACTTGATCGAGAGAGTCGACATAAATCACTCCGGAAAGGGGTGCGGCCGGGCGAGGGGTGAGCCTCGCCCGGCCGCTAAAAGACGGGCGTGAGTCAGGAGCCAGGATCAGGAGGTGGCCTGAACGATGGCACCGGCGTACTCGGGGCCGTGGTTGCTCAGGCCGAACCGGCCGTGAGCGAGGAAGACCGTCTGGTTCTCGCGGGCCTTGAGCTCGCGGAGCGGGGTAACCGAGAGCTCCTTCCGCATGGCCAGGGCGGTCGTCATGCGGTAGGCACCGTAGACGGCGAGGACGTTGGCGGGCAGAGCGTCCGTCTTGTAGACGGGAACTCCCCAGACGCTCATCCCCGGGGCACCACCACCGACGAGCGGCTGGACGAACCGCGTCCCCTCAAGGGCGAGCAGCTGGCCCCAGCCGGCGGCGCTGACGACCCAGGCGAAATCGCCCATCACCATCGGATCGATCGAGCCGATGACCGTGCCGATGTTGGCCGAGGAAATCGTTCCGCCGACAGCCACGGTGGCCTTACGTCCCGAGGTGATCCCGGCGTAGAGACCGGCGATGGAGTTTCCGGTGTGGCCAGCCAGCCAGGTCGAATCATAGAACTTGGCGAAGGCGTTACCGATGAACTGCGTGACGTAGCTGGCGACGTCGATGGGCGAATCGTCGAGCAGGTTGTTGCTGACATCGACTTCGGCCTTCGCGTCGTAGACGGTCAGCGTCACCTTCGACGTCGTCGGATCCTGGGCCGTGGGCGCGGTGTTCTCGCCCACGAAATCGGCGGTCACCGCCGCCAGCTTCGGGACGTCGACCGTCCGGCTGTTGGTGTTGAGCGTCAGCGCGAGTTGCGCCCCGATGCTCTGCCGGTTGATGACGTTGACGATCTCGTTGTACAAGTCCACCGGCGGGTTGAACTCGGGGCCGGCACCGGCGGAGCCGGTCTCGGACAGGGCTCGGGCGTTCACCGTGCCATCCCGGAGGCCGCGGAGATATTGCGACACGCGGAGGAGGCGGGCCTCGTCGGAGTATCGCGAACCGCCGAACTGGGCCAGCTGCTGGGCCTTGGCCTTCTCCGGGTCGTCGGCACCGCGATGCTCGGCCACGTTGCTGGCCGCGGTACGGAGGCGGGCAAGCCGGGCGTCGGTCGCGTTCTCCCGCTCGAGCTCGACCGCGATGGAGTCGGCCCGGGCTTCGAGCTCACCGAGGCGGCCGAGGTTGTCGGCCTGCTCTTGGTCGCTCTCGGGGGCGGCGGCGCGGAGGGCCTCGATGTCCGTGTGGATCTTCGATGCCTCGTCCTGGAGCTTGCGGCGGTTGCTGACGGGATTCATCGGGGATCTCCGTGGGGCGGTGTGCGGTGTCGACGATGACGCACGATCACGGAGAAGCCGATGTCGGTG